TACATTTCCTGCTGTCGACCATGGATTGCCATCTGCTAATCCAGGAGCTAATGCTACATAAATTAAAGCTACACCTTGATTACAATTTCCAGGAATGTTCATGGCATCAATCCAATAATCATGTCCTGCTATTGTTACTTTTCTTCCTACTGAAAATTCTGATGTATTGTTTTGGTATAGTGCTAAATTTATACCTACATAATTTCCAGACCAGCCGTTTTGATTACACCCAACTGGAAATTCAACATTTCCTTCTAACTGTTGTGTTGCTGTTGAATCATAATTTGCTGCTGCTGTATCAGTACAACCGAATATTATATTCTGCGCGTTACTTGTAAATGTAATTAAACAGAATATAGCTAATATAAAACGTTTCATACAATCTCCATTTATCATAAATATGTAGAAAGTTGTCTAGAAACTAGTAAATGCAATGAAAATTAATATGGACAGTTACAACATCCGTTCTTACAACAATATCCGCGCTTAAGATGATAATGGGATGTCATTACCATCATCCCATTTTCCCAATAAAAATCTTTTTGAGAATTCACATTTTCTTTGATTTCTAAATGTGATATCCAATCATCTGCACGCATTATACTATCTCACATGCTCCGCCAGCACAAGCTAATTCGCCTGATAAATCTGTCTGGTCATCTAATTCTGTAATATTAGAAATATCAACTTCGGTTAATGTCTTCATTAATAAATTATATGTTTCTTCTGTACAATCTTCAAATGGGGCTTGTTCATATGTTCCGCCATTATAATTTAATACTGAAAGTCCATTGTAATGATCTTTATTATCCCACATCCATTCGCCTGCAGGTTTCCATTCATGATCTCTTAATGAAATTGTTGCAGAAACATTATGTGTATTATTTCCAGATCTATGACCTGGCTTAATCCATTCTTGAGCAACTTTCTTTACACGTTCTAATAATTGAAATGGAGATTCGGTTCTCATTATAGAGCCATCTGGAGCTTTTTGTGGTATACTAATTACTGCAGTATCATGTGGTCTAAAATATTCATCTTCTATTAACTCCGGATGATTATTTTTTAAATATGTATAAATAGATTCATTCTTGCCTACTCTTATTCTACGTATATAAAAATCATTATGCCATGCATGAATACCAGATGAAGTTCCTAATGTAAGAGATGTTGTTCCTGCTGGCTTCTCGGTGGTACATCTTGCAGATTTATTTATATTTAATAATTTAGCAACACGTTCATTTTCTATTTTAACAATTTTTGCTGCAGATTTCATATCATATCCTAATACAGTACCAGATCCTATTCCGGTCATTGATATTCCAATCAATGCATCCTTTTCTGTTGTTCTTTGCCATACAGGTCTTAAATAATGAAAATCTGTATATGATGCTTGCAATGTACCTATAAATGTTGCTGCCATAACTCTTGCTTCATAATCTTCTTGAGACACAATATCACTAGCATTTACTTCACATAGGTTACAAAATTGAAAAGGTCTTAATGCTATTTCACAACATGGATTAGTTCCCCAATCCTTATCATTAGACAGGTATATACCAGGCTCTCCTGCATTAGACAATTCAACTCTTTTCCATAGTTCCATGAAGAACTCTTTAGTAATTTTATGTCTCATAAGTACTGCGGAATTATTAGATCTACCTCGTTGTGGATTAAGTTCCCACCAATTGCCAGATTTACAACTAATCATTTCATTGTCATCTGCAGAAAACAAACTAATTAAAGCAGCTCTACGAATACCGCCGGCTAAAACTGCATCTGCTATATGACATACTATATCATGTACTTCTAATGGAGATAATTTTTCATCATCTTTCTTTAAATCTAAAACGCCTGCTATTTTAATTAAACATTCTTTTAATGGCTGAGGGCCTGGTGCTTTACCACCTGATGTAACTAATTGAGCTCCTTTTGGTCTAATATCGGAGAAATCAAATTTTAGTTTAGATCCGCCTTGAAAATAATTTTTCATTAATGCTTTAACTGCATCTGCCCATCCTTCAATACTATCGGCTATTAAGAATCTTCTAGTTCTATTTATATTTGGTTTTTTTATTTCCGGTAACTTTTCTATGTGATGATTCTGTACTGAATATCCTACGCCTGTCCCTCCTAGTAATAAAAACATTACCTCTCCAAAAGCTCTCCAGTCATCTATAGGAAGATATGCACAATTGTAAACTCTGTTCGGAGATATCTCAATCGGCTTACCACCAAATTGCAATGATCTCATTGATGGCAATATCTTTTTATCATATACCATTTTATATACATCTTCTATTTCCGACTTAAGTGTTGGAAACTTTTTCATGTGCATATTCTTATTTCTCGTAACTAACTCATTCCAAGTTTCTCTTCTATTTAATTCCGGGACATATTTTGCATACTTCATATGCACTGTAATGTCAGATAAAATTCTATTTGATATATCCATATCTATTCCTTTTTATAATGTTTATTAATGATTATTAATGATACAAAACTAACGTATTATTTCAATAAATATACGCTATATAATGCTTGATACCTACTTTTGATAATTTTTTTTAAGTTTTTTTACTCAAAACCTTGTATCTCTTGAAACTTACGTGATAGTAATTTTCTCGTATACTCTTCACCATTATCCATTTGTTTCTGCGCATCCTTGCCTTGCACTGATGTATCAGCATATATATGAATTTGTCCATTTGATGTATTCATTTTACTTGGCAATGTTATTCCATCCGGACCGAATCTATTTTTTATGACATGCCATCTACCAGTACCAGCTAATTTATCTTGCACTTTTCTAGACAATGAAATAATAAAATCTGCTACCATTACTTTGCCATATGACTCTGATACCTTACTTGCATCTATCACATCTTCTTCTAATGCTGATCTATTTGCTTGAGAAGCTGTCCATACCGGTATATCATACTCTCCGGCCATTCCCCGCAAGTCTTCATATATACCTTCTAACTCATGACGTTTTTCTTGTCCATGGCCTTTTAGTAGATCTGCATAATCCACTATAATAACATCTGGCTTTTTGTCTTGCATTATACATTTTTCTACATGAGAACGTAGCCCCATCACTGATACAGATTTTGTCGGATAATGTTTGATAATTAGTTCACCATCCATTTTTTCCAACTCTTCTTTTACTTGGGACTGATAATGTTTTAAATTTTGATTTGCAATTCCTGTTACGACAGAATCGTATCTCAATCCTACATATGCTTGATTAAGTTCTAATGTATAATGTAATACAGTCATACCTTTTTTAATTGCATGAGCTCCAATATTGATTAATCCCCATGACTTACCTATACCCGCAGGCGCCACAAATACTGCCAACTCTCCTTTGCCTAATCCACCATCAGTTAAATCATTAATAACTTCCCATGGAGTCTCCTTAGTATCTCTAACTGCATCTGTATATCGTTCTTCTATACTAACCATGTAATCATGGCCAATATCTTTATCGCCTCCGGACTTTAAAGCATCATCTATTTTAGCTTTTATTTCATCATATTGTCCATGTTTTAAAAGATCAACAGAACCTAATATTGCTTTTTTTATTTCTTGATTCTTACAAAAATCAATTGCCTGCTGCTTAATAAAAGGTAAATCATCTGCTTCGATATATCTCCATGCATCTTTCATGTGAGCTACAATTTGCTCTTTCAAGACATCATGGTCTAATTCTTGCTGTTTAACTTTTATTACTTCTAATGTCGGAGATGTTTTATATTCTTTATGATATTCTAAAACAGTTTCAACAATCCAATTATTAGCATCACTTTCAAAATATTTAGGAGATAATATATCCGCTATCTGATTAATAAATAATTTATCAGTAAATAATGATGCTATAACTTTTATTTGAAAACTATATCCGTAACTACTTAATCTATCTGTCATATACTATAATATATAATATTATTTTCGTAAATCAAAGATTTCTGAAAGCATTTAATGAATTAAATGATGTTGTCATCCATGTATCTAAATCTTTGATGACCGTATACATTTTGTCTACCATAAACATCTTTTTAAAATTTAATACATCCATTTTATTAATTTCTTCACGTACCTTTTCTAAAATTAACAATTTGGTATTACCAGCAATATCTACATTCTTTAGTTGCATTAACTTATAATTTAACTGAATAATGTCACTACTCGATTCAATAATTTCATGAACTTTATATTTTTTTTCTACATTAGATGCATATTCAACAAGTTCTTCTACACTTAGTTGTTTATTTTCTGTAATAATAGGCAATCGACGTATCATTGTCTTCAATCCAACTCCATTAACGCCAGGTATATTATCTGACTTATCTCCTGTTAATGCTCTATACAATAAATAATTACTTGCATCTATTCCAAATTCTTCTCGCATAGTATTTGGAGTATACATTTTCTTTTTAGTTGGACTCCATACTGAAATACGATTATTTACTAATTGCAAAAAATCTCTGTCCGTTGATACTATAGTTGCTCTATTTTCTGGCTTAATAAATATTTCATTTGCAATATATGCAATTGCATCATCTGCTTCTATATTATCAATAGCCAATGTAGTAATCGGTAAACATTGTAAGTACTGAATCATTCTGCCGTATTGGCGTTTCATACTTTCTTGTTCATCTTGTAATGAAGCAAATTCTTCATATCTATTAAAGGCCGTTTTATTTGCCCTATTAGCTTTATAGTCTGGATACATCTGCTTTCTTCTGACAGATCCACCTTTACCATCGAATACAATTACGCATCTAGTAGGTTTATGTTGTCTTATAGCAGCTGCAATAGATCGAAGGAATCCAGTTACTCCTCCGATATGCATGCCATCATCATTCAAGGCAGGCACGGCCGAAAACACTCTAATGAATGTATTCAGACCGTCAATAATCAATAGATGGCTATCTTTACTTGACCCCATACCTTGTTTGTGATCTCTTTCTACTTCCTGTAGTATATCAAAAAAACGTCCTTTCATCAGCCTTCTTCACTAACAAATTCTTCGTCTATTTCAACATCATCAATACCAATGTCTTCTCCAGGCTTATATTTAAGAATATACGCATCACAAATTTGTTGATATATTTCATTTTTAAGACCATCAATTTCTTCCAATTTCTTTTCAAAATCTTTAGACAAGAATTTTACTTCTTCCCCATTAGTCCTAGTAAATGTATACCACGCACCTGCTGTTGCGACAAGCTTAAATTGCTTCATAATATTGAGCCAGCCTCCAAAATCATCGACACCACTTTCAAAGTAGATATCATAATCAATTGTTTTTAATGGCGGCCCCATTCTATTTTTAACCACTTGGCATCTAGTTTTAATTCCGATAGTCTGATCGACGCCGTCCTTTTTAACTTTAATTTGGCCAACTGATTTCAATCGTAACCTTACTGAAGAATGGAATGGTATTGCTTTTCCACCTGATGTAGTATAAGGATCACCAAAGGCTACTCCTAGCCTTGTCCTTAATTGATTAGTAAATATCAAACAAATTTTGTTACGTCCTAACATGTTTGTTACTTTTCTCATTGCTTTAGAAAGTATAATGGATTTTGATGTTGCATATCCATCCTTATCAAATTCCTTAGCCATTTCAATTTTAGTTGATGCTCCCATTACGGAATCAACAACAATAGTAACCAATTTATCTTTGTTTGATTTTCTAATCGATTCAACTATATTTTCAATCGCTTCAAAAATGTCTTCTATTGTTTCTAATGGAACATATAACATTTTTTCTAGATCTATTCCTATAGCTTCTAAAAATTCTCTACTAACTGCATTTTCAGTATCTATATATACTGCCATACCACCTGCCTTCTGCGTATTTGCTAAAGCATGTGCTGCTAATAAAGATTTACCTGATGCTTCCAATCCTGTAATTTCTGTAATCCTGCCTACTGGAAATCCACCCTCAGGTCTATTAGATATTGCAAGATCCAACATTGAAGATCCGGATCCTACCCATCCTCTAACTTCACTCGGTGCATCCGTATCTCTGTCTAGAAAATAAGCTGCCTTGAATCCAGTATTTTTAAATTTTTTATTTAAATTATCTGCTAATTCAGAAGCCAGATCATCTGCTAGTTCACTTTTTGATTTTGCCATATTTTATAACTTTTTAATCGTTGAATAATGAATCAAATGCTGAAGAAACATCATCTACCTTGTTAACTTTAGATGATTCTTCTGCTTTAGGTGCATTTTCTGCTTTTGGAGCTTCTTCTGTTCCTGATTCTTCTGGATTAAGCCAATTTTCTAATGCTTCTTTAAGTTCATCATATGTTGGCTCTTTAAATATTGTTGATAGATCTGGTTGATTTTTTGCAACCATTTCTGCAACATTTTTATCTTCTGTTAATGCTGTAACATTAGGTTTAACTCTAATTGCTGTTTTAGGGAATGAACCTGCTCCTTCAGATGGAGTAAATTCAACTGATACATCTCTTCCATTCATTGGATCAGATATATCCCCATAATCTGGATCTGCAATTACACCTAATAACTCGGTATAAACTGTTTTTCCAAATCCCCAAAATTTAACACCTTCAGATTCTTTTCCTCTTACTAGCACAGGAACATATGTTCTCATTTTAGGTTCCATCTTCTTACCTAATTTCCATTCATCTGAATTACCAGATGCTTTTAACTTCTCTGCAAATTCCACTACTGGATCTGCTTTGCCGTTAGTCACCGGAGATAGATAATTCTTTTTACCTAAATCGTAATGAAAATATAATTCTCTGAATGGATTGTCTCTGTCGTGCTGATAAGGGACTATTCTGATTGTTTGCTTACCTGGTTCCGGTTTCCATAAGTTGTTTTGTCTGGTGCCGGTAGTCTGAAGCTGACTAAGTTTTCTTTTAATTGCGTCTAAATCAATTGCCATTGTTTTTCCTTTTAAATGATTAATTATTATTTATTAGTATTAATATAAGTACTTTTTTTCTATTATCCTAAGGATTATCAAAAAAAGTTAAAAAAAGTTTTATTTGTTATTTGTTAATTAGTTTATTATTGTATATAGATATTAATCTATTTCTCTTTTCCGTCCGAATCAAAATATTTGTCTTTTGTTTTCACAGCCTTTTCTTTAAGTTCAGCTGCTTCTAGATTGAGGCGAAGTAGTAATGTCTCATCTTTAAAACCTCTAGCAGATACGCGTGTAATCAATTCATCTAATTCCGTAGTTTCTGCTTCTGTTTCTTCTTTTATTGCGGTCTTTATGATAGTCATACTTTTTATTAGAGTATCTGATGGCTTACTTACTTGTGATAAGATTGCAAGTATCTCTTCTGATTGTGCTAAATCTAATTCTGACCATCTTTGACTATTAAACATAATTTTTCTCTTTTAAATAAATATACAGTTATATGTCAATCCTTTTCATAAGTACAAGATCAACACGTCTTAGTTCATCTCCATTTGTCAATAACAATGTGTTCTCATAGTTACTCCAATCAACCATAAATGTTTTGTCTAATACTCCATTGTTTGAATTTTTAATTACCACATTTAAAGCATTAACTGTATATAATGTGTTACTATCTTTTTTTCTATGTATTGATATCGTGTTAGGTGTTCTTTTAAAATTACCTGATTCCACATTATATGTTATATACAAATCATTTTTATTATCTGCATCTGAAAACACAAACATTCTTTTCTCTGATACATCGTAAGATGTTGCAATATAATCTGCTATCAGATCCAAATCTTTTTTATGTGCAAATGTGCATAATAATTGTGTTCTCAAAATATTTTCCTATGTTGATTTCAATTGAGTTGCCGTCATAGAATCTTGACTAGTGGCCTTTGGTTTGGTATTAGGAGCTCCTATATTAAATCTATCTTTAAATATTTTGGTTAACTCATCAATTGAATCATCCTTGCCCATAATTAGATAATCTTTTTTATAATTTAATGACATAAACTCATCCCATGGTTCACTATCTGCATAATATCTAAATTCTAATGCTGATAATCTTGGAAATAATTCTTTAATGTTAAATGAGCCATCTGAATTAATTCCTGGTTCTGCTACGTCGCCTTTAATATTTCCTTGATACTTTTTGTAAAAACGTTGAAGTGCTTTACTGTATATGTCAACGATTTGAGATCTTTTTAACAAATTTTTCTTTACCAAATCTTTTAAATATTGATCTGCTAGTGATTCTT